CCTGCGCGAGCAGTACCTTCAATCGAAGACCACGCCGATGGGCCGCGCCGAGTTCGCGCGCTACCACTGCTGCCGCATGGCGGCGGTATCCGAGGGGTGGCTCGACATGCAGTTCTGGCCGGGCGGTCAGGACATCGACTGGGCCCAGCTGCGTGGTCGCGAAGCGTACTGCGGCATCGACCTGTCCAAGAGTCAGGACCTGTCCGCGCTGGTGGTCGCCGTCCCCCTGGACGATGGGCGGGTGGCGCTGCGCGGACACTACTGGTGGCCCTCTGAGAACGTGCGGCAGCGCGAGCTCGACTACCGCCTGCCTGTGCGGAACTGGGCGCACAGCGGCAAGATCCAGCTGACCGAAGGCCCGGCCATTTCCTACAGCGCCATCCTTGAGGTGCTGGTGGCGGTCTGCGCCGAGTTCAGCGTCCAGACGGTTGCCATCGATTCATGGGGAGACGCCATGTTCGCCGAGATGGCCCTTGAGCGCCGCGTGCCCCTCAAGACGTACAGCCAGGGCATCGCCACGATGGGGCCGGGCTGCGCGCTTTGGCAGCAGCTGTGGATGGACCGCAAGATCGTCATCGGTGACGACCCAGTGCTACGAAACGCGTGCACCCGGGCGATCCCGATCCGCGACAGCAACGGCAACGTGAAGGTCAACAAGGCCAAGCGCGTGCACGTGATCGACCCGCTCGTCGCGTCGATCATGGCGGTGCACGCGTGGGGCGGCCGGCGCGGCACGTCGTGGGACTTCCTCAACGATTCATAAGTTTGGGAAGGGGCGCGGGCTTGCGCGAACGCTGACAATGCTCGCGTGATCGCGGACATCATCCGTAATCTCTTCCGTCGGAACTACAGCACCACCCTTCTGGGTGGCGAGATGTCCGCTGTGCCGAACGTCGGGCCTCTTACCGCGCTGCGGTACACGCCCGTCTACCGAGCGGTGACGCTGATCGCGGGCGACATCGCGCGACTCGACTGCAAGCTGAGCGAGCCTACCGCCGATGTCCTGTGGCGGCAGCCGTCAATGTGGTGGGGCGCGTTTGAGTTCCGACGCGCGCTCATGATGAACGCGCTGCTGTACGGCAACGGGTTCGCGCTCATCAACCGCACCAAGGGCGGCGAGCTGCTTGAGCTGCTGCTGCTCGACAACGACAACGTGAGCCTCGACACCCAGAGCGGCGTTCCGACCTACTCGGTGCGCGGTTTCCTGGGCGTCCCTGCCGCAGACATCCTGCACGTGCGCGCGCCGAGCACGAACGGCCTGTGGGGCGAGAGCCCGATCAACCTGTGCCGCACGTCCATCCAGATCCTCGCGTCGCAGGAGCAGATGGCGCTCACGTCGTACCGCAACGCCGGCAACCCGAAGATCGCGCTCGTCCACAAGGCGAAGATCGACGAAGCGTTGATGCAGAAGATCGAGAACTACTACATGAAGCGGCATGGCGGCGCGGAGAACGCCGGCAAGCCGGTGGTTCTCGGCGACGATGTCCGCATCGAGCGCATTAGTTCGACGCTTGACGACACGGGCCTTGAGGCCGCTCGGAAGTATTCCATCGCCGACGTGTCGCGCCTGTACGGCGTGCCTGCGTCGTACCTGTCCGAGGATGTCGGATCGTCGTATGGCACGATGGAATGGCTATCGCGCATGTACGTCGACGGATGCCTTGCCGCGTGGATGGCGGCCGTCGAGAGCGAGCTCAAGGCGAAGCTCATGAACCCGTACGCGTCGGTTTCGTGGGACACCGACGCGCTCATCCGTCCAGGCGTCGCCGAGCAGATGGCGGCTCTGCGGACTGGTGTGGAGGGCGGGTTCCTGACGCGCAACGAAGCGCGCGCCAAGCTGGACCTCGAGCCCCTCGAGGGACTCGACGCGCCGACGCTCGCGCTCAACGTCGGCACCGGCGGCGGCTCGAGCAACCTCGGCAGCGACACGTCGGAAGAGGAGGGGACGCCCAATGATTTCTAGGCGATTCGCCGGCGAGATCGAGAACGGCGAGGGCCGCACGCTGTCGGGCATTGCGGTGCCGTACATGCGCTGGTCCGACGAGATCGTGGAAGCGGGAATGCGCGGCGCGTTTCAGGAGCGCATTGCGCCCGACGCGTTCGGAGAGCTCGACGGCGCGGACATCAAGCTGCTGTTCAACCATGAGCCGGGCGCGCTGCTCGCGCGGACCAAGAGCGGAACGCTCAAGCTCAACCAGACCAAGGGCGGCCTGCGCTTCACCGCGCAGCTGCCGGAGACCTCGCTGGGGAACGACGTGCGCGAGCTCATGCAGCGCGGCGACCTCACGGGGGAAATGTCGTTCGGGTTCTACGCGGAAGCGGACGAATGGAACGACAAGCGCACGCTGCGAACCGTCACGAAGGCACGGCTTGTCGAGCTGTCCGTGGTGGTCGACGCGGCGTACGGAGACAGGACAAGTTCGTCGCTGCGGAGCGTTTCCGAGCGCGACAGGATCGCACGCGCGCTTCGACTGCGCGAACTGAAAGGAAAGCACCATGTCTGATCTGAAGGCGATGATGGAGGAGCGCAAGAAGCTCCTTGGCGACATGCAGCAGCTGAACGACCGCAAGGACTTCAGCAACCTCGACCGCGAGCAGTGGGACCGCATGGACGCGCGGTACGTCGAGCTCAACGGCCTGATCGAGCGCGCCCAGCGCTCCGCGCGCATCGACGCCGAGCTCCGCAAGCCGGCGTACGACCTCCCGGCGGTCCGCGCCGCGAGCGCCGAGAAGGCCGTGGCGGCCGACTGCGCCGCGACGCCCGAGTACCGCAACGCGTTCGCTCGTGCGCTCCGCACCGGCGACATGTCCGAGGTCCGCGCGCTCAACACCGGCAGCAGCAATGCGCCGATGCCCCAGGACATGCAGCGCCGCATCTGGGAGCTCATGATGAAGGAGACGCCGCTCCGCAGCATCGCGCGCGTGTTCCAGGTCGCGACCGACCAGCAGATCACCATCGAGACCGCGATCCCGACCGGCTACATCGTGGACGAGTCGACCAGCACGACGGACGGCTACGCGACGAATACCTCCATCGTGACCGAGTCGACCGGCACGTTCGGCCGCAAGACCATCGGCGACTTTACCTACGCGGTGCGCTCGAAGGTCACGTACCAGGCGTACAACGACTACATCAACGGCGGTACCTACCTTGCCAACAAGGTCGCGCAGGCGCTTGCCCAGACCGAGGAGCAGTACCTGATGACGGGCGACAATTCGGCCAGCGCGACGGGCAACCCGCGGCAGCCGAGCGGCGTCGTCAGGGAAATCAACGAAGCCGACAACAAGTTCACCTTCACCGGCGGCACGACCGGACAGGGATGGACGGGCCTTACCGCCGACGCCGTGATCGAGACCGCGCATCTGGTCAGCCCGCAGTACCGTCGCGGCCCTTCGCTGCGCTGGATGATGGGCGACACGGCCGCGAAGGAGATCCGCAAGCTCAAGGACGGCAGCAACCGCTACCTCTGGCAGGTCAGCGACAATGTGCCCGAGGGCCTGACGAACGGCATCAACGGCAGCCTCTACGGCATCCCCGTGGTGATCTCGCAGTTCATGCCGACCGGCACGGCCGCCACCAACGTCGCGTTCGTCGTGGGCGACTTCAGCAACGTCGAGATCTACGACCGTGGTCCGATCGAGTTCATGCTCGACCAGTACACCGATCTGGTCAAGCTCAACGTGTTCCTGCAGACGTGGAAGCGCAGCGACCTCACGGTGATGGCCGGCGCTTCGGGCTACCGCCCCTTCGCGCACGCCGAGTTCAAGTGATCCATTCTCCCCATGGGGTTGCGCGGGGAAACCCGCGCGACCCTTTTCCATGTCGGTACCGCTCTCAACCATCAAGTCGGCGCTCAAGGTCGACTACACGGACGATGACACGGAGCTGATCAGGCTTCGCGAAGTCGCAAACGTGTACGTCGAGAAGCGCACGGGGCTCGCGCTCAGCGCGCGAAGCGAGCAGCTTTACCTGTCGACGTGGACAGATTCGCTGATCCCCGTGGCACCGTACACGGGGCTGACGCACGTCAGGTACTACGACACGGGCAACAATCAGGTCACGATGCCGGCCGCCGACTACTGGATCGACCAGTCGGACGGACCGATGCCGATCATCCGGTTCAAGAAGGCACCGCAGATCTTCGACGGCTCGGTGGTCATCGTCACCTATACCGCCGGGTACGCCAACATCCCCGACCCGCTGGTGCACACCATCATCTCGCTCGTCGGCGGTTGGTACAACAACCCCGAGTCGATGCAGCCGATCGGCCTCAACCCCGTGCCGTTTGGGGTTGACGCCATCCTCGACATGTACGCCGTGCGGAGTCCGATCCGATGATCTCGGGCGGCGT